CGACAATATCTGCTGCATCTAAAACTGTTGATCCTCCAGAATCAACTAGAGTTAAATTACCGCCTATTTTAAGTCTGCCAAATGTAGTTGCATCAACATCAAAAAATGTATCTCCGCTTGTTGAAGATATTGTTGCAGCTGATGCTGATCCATTAAAGTCTGGAGTATCTTGTAAAACATCAGCTGTATTTGCAGCTGTTTGAAATGAAGATAAATCTATCACAGAAGATGCTAGGCCTTTTCCATAAGTATCATCTCTCATATAGTCTAAAAGAGCTAAAGCTGGATTATCAGACCATTCAAAAGTTGATGGAGTATCATATCTATGAGATCCAGATCCACCAGTAATAGATCCATCTTTTCTTGGATCATAAAGTTTTTTACCCTTAACACAAACTGTCAGCTGTGGAAGTCCACGAAACATTCCTTTAGTATCAAATTCAAAAGATGCTGCTATATAAGCTATTCCTCTAAGTCTGTGATTTGATGTCCAGGTAGATGATAGAGAAGCTGTAAGCATTGGATCTGCTGTTTGATCGTCAGCTCCATGATGTAGATTAAAACACATCCTATATCTGCCAGTTGGAGATGTTCCAGATCTGCCATTGGTAGTAGTTGTATTGTTTCCACCTACTTGAGTTACTGTATTAAGGCTTCCAGCTCCAGATCCAACTTTATCAGAGCCAATATAAAATCCATCTCTAAAAACTTTTGTGTCAGATATTGGAACACCATTAAGTTCAATCGTATCGCCTTCAATCTGATCAACTTCTCCAACAGATAATGCAAAAACAATAAAAAGATCCTTAGATCTGTTTTGATCTGTTTCCATAAAAACAACTGTAGATCCCACCCTTCTTCTACCATAGATAACTGGTATCTTACCGCCTTGAGCTGTTTTCTGGCCAAGTATATCTTGACCTCTGGACATTAACTCTCTTGCTGCTAAAAACCCTTTAACACCAGCTCCAATAGTAACAGCTGCTGTAGTCCATTTAATTGCTGTAGCAATTTTAGAAGTTGCCCACCAGTTCGCTACAGATTTAAAAATTGCTGTTACTGTTTCAATGACCATCTAAGATCCCCAGCGTATATCAGCTTTTACTTGATCTGCATATTCTAGGCCTTTATCACCAGAAAAAAATGTTTGTTGAGATTCATCAGAAAAATGTTGGCCTTTTTTAAGATTCCAATTACTAAATTGATTAGATATTGTTAAAGATATTGTGCTTGATTCATATGAATCAGTTGCAGATACATTAGAAATAAATCCAGAAAAGTAACTTGTTGCATCAACAATAGCTTCATTGTCATCAAAAAAAGCAATGAATATATTTACTTGATCATCAATGTAATTACCATTATCTACTAGATCTCTGACAGTATCAGTTACATTTGTTAATGTTAAAACAATATCTTCTACTTTTGCTTCTCCAGTTTCATTGGCAATGTCAACTTCAACAAAGTTAGCTCCAGCTTGGTATGTGTTTGAATCATAAGTTACATCAGCATAATAATCTGTGAACCTTAATATCGTTGATAGTTTTACCTCAAACAAAAAAGCTATTTTATTTGCATCATTAGCTATCTGAGTTTGAAGGCTTGATGATAAACCTCTGGACATTAGGTAATTACCTCACGAACATCAAAAGAAATACTAAAAATACTATTTCTATCAACTGAATACATAATATCTTCGCTTGTTAAATAAACTGTTATATCTGGTTGATTCATGGTTACAACTTCGTTATCAGCAAGAGTTGTTACTATGCCTGGCTCAATTAGAACAGTAGCTGCTCCAGATCCATCAGAATCTATATCACTTTGAACCATATAAACTTTTGTATGGCCAGCAAACTTAATTAAATCACCAGCTTTTAAAACTCCAGTTGTTGATGTGGTAAAACCATCTAATGCTATGGTTGAATCAGTTGCACTATGAGATCCAACAACTTTTACAGCTGTGCTTGATTTGTCAGCTCCTCTATTTTGTAAAGGAATCTTTATTTGGAAACTTTCAAAAGATCCTTTTTGCTTTTGCAAAAATGCAAATATATTCATTGCATCATCTTGATTCATTGGCGGCATTGAAACAGTAAACATAAAATATTGAGATCCTATTTGCCTTACTGCCCTTCTTCCAGATAAAGATTGATTTACTAATGTTGGCCTTACATTCTGAAAATTAAGTGCTGAGAAGCCTGGAGATGTTGGAAAAGAACCACTCATAATATACCCATCTTACCTCTGGAGTTCATAGCATTATTTATGATTCCTGTAATTAAACTTTTTCTAGAAACCAGCAGCTCGTCAAAACCACTTGCATCAACTGTGCTGATGTTGAAGGTAACATTAGCTCCCATGCCCTGGCCTTTAGTATGATCAACAACAGTTTCTCCTGGATGCAATATAGCTGGGAAACCACCCTTACCATCTACACCTCCAACTCTAGGAGCTGTTCCTGTAAACATACCACCATCGCCACTTGGCATACTTACTCCTGGAAACATTGATCCAATAGATCTAGTTATTGGAGCAATAATCATTTGCTGTATTGCAATTCTTAAAAGTTGTTCAACAACAAAAGTTGCAAAATCTTCAAATGCCATTTTTCCTGTTTTAAGTCCATCAACAATACTATCTTCTAATTTTTTCATAGAAGAAACTGCAACATTTTGTAGGCTTGTATTTACATCTTCAATTTTAGAAACAAATACCGCTATTGGATCTTGTAGATCTGTTAAACCTCCGCCAAGGTTATCTATAAAATCTTTTACAACTGGAGTTGATTCACCAACCTTCAATAATAGTTCTTCAAATTTTTTATTAAGATCTTCAATATTTATTATGTTATCTTTTTTTATTAGATCTAATTCAAAACCCTTTAGATTCATTATCCTAATTCCAAGATTTAAAAGAGTTGTATCAACTTGAGCAAGTCCATTGATAAAATTCAAAACAGATGCAAAAGCTACAGCTGTTGCTTGAGCAATACCAATAATACTTACAGCAACATCTTTTCCAAACTGTTCAAAACCACCAGAAGCTGCTGCTTGTTCAATAATAAATTGTTTTAGATCGTCTGCTAATTTAAGAAATGCTGGAGCTAGTCCAACAACAATTTGATTTTGTAATCCAAAAATAGATGCTTTAATTTGTGAAACTCTATCATTAAATGTTTCAGCTGTTCTAATTCCAGATTCACTAATAATAAATCCAAGCTGTTTAAATTCTTCAACAAAGTTATTTAGGCCTTCAGCTCCACCCTCAAAGATCTGTGCAAACTGCATACCAGATCTACCAAATAAGTTAGCTAACACCCTTGATTTTTCTGCTTCTGATCCAAGAGCTGCAATGCCATCAGCTACTTCTAAAAGTAATGTTGTGTTATCTCTAACATCTCCATTTGTATCTCTAACTGCAACACCAAGATCTTTAAATATATCTGCTTGAGTTTTTAATCCGCTAGAAGCATCACCAACAGATCTGGAGAATTTCTCCAGGCCTTTTTGTGCTTGTTCTATTGAAGATCCAGCTTCTATAGCTCCTTGTTGAAATGCCTGAATAAAATCTGTGGCAATACCAGTCCTGGTTGCTGTCTTACCAATGTTATCTACAAACTCCAGGGATCTCTTAGATGCAATTATTAAAGCAGCTGAGACACCAGCTAGGCCAACAGTTACACCGCCAACAACTTTAGCTGTTCCTTTTGCAGCAGATCCAACTTTGTTAAGTCCTCTGGTAACTTTATCAAAAGCAGCTTTAGTTTTATCAACTGCTGTCAGCTTAAATTTTACATCTCTTTTAGACATTAATTTTTCTCATTAATAATTGAAAAATATGCAATCCATCCATTGTATTCATCAACAGTTAGATCCTGGATCTCTGTTAATGTTTTGCCTAACTGCTCTGCTAACTGATATTGATAAAAAAGATTTTTATCATTTTTTAGTTTTTTTTTGTATCTTCTAAAGTATCTTCGCCAGTCATAAGCTGTGCAACTTTGACAAGAACATTTCTATCAACATTATTTAAAAGAGCTGGTTTATCATCAATGGAGAATATTTTATTGCCTTCTTCATCAAGAGCTTTGTAAATCAAAACCATGGCCATCATAGTAAGAGAATCTTCTTTTGATACCTTAAATAGTTTTGCTGTTTCTCCTAATGTAAGTGGCTTCCAAAATATTTTCAGATCCCATTCTTCAACATAGTAAGACTGAATATCTTGTAGATCAAAATGAGATTTGGCTTTTTCAATCGCCTTCATTAAACAGTAGTTTTAGTTAAACCGCCAGATCCCTGGAATGTTATTGACTGTTGAACCAGAGAGTTTGGATCTGTGTTCAAACTTAGGCCAGTAACAATAGCTGTTCCAGTAAATCTTGCTTCACCGCTTCCAGTTCCTTCTGGTAAAAAGTCCAGAGTAACTTCTGCTCCAATAGTTAATGCATTTTGAGCTGTATCATCATCATCAAAAAATACATCAACTGAGCCAGAGAATGAAGTAAGAGTTACCATAAAACTTTTTGAAGAATCACCAAGAGCTGTTTTTTCAACAGTATCAGCTGCTTCGTCTAAAGTATATGAAGTTATATGAGCTATAACATTTGAACCAACTCTAACAGTTCCATCATTTCCTTTATGAATTGCCATTATTTATCCTTTGCTTTTGCAACATTTTTAGAAGTTGATTTTGGTTTAGGTTCTTCTGAATCCTGGGATGCAACTTCTTCCCATCCTTTGTTTTTGTAATAGTCAATCATAGATGAATGAGCTATTACTGTTGTTTTTTTATCTGGTGAAATTAATTTCATTTCATCCTCCAATTTTATTTTGATACATCTGGAGATTGCTCCAAGGTGTAATATTCAACTGTAAACTCCAAACTGCAATATGCAACTGGTTTCTCTCCCTCAGCGTTAAATTCAATATCTGTGGATGAGAGAAAAGTATCTTTTGCTTTAGATGATAAAGTTGGATCTGCTGCTATAGCTTGTTCAACTTCTTTTGAGATCTGATCAATCGTATCATCAAAATCTGATGTAGCTTTTACATATGCTTCTACAACTAAAGTTAGATCTCTAAATAATAATTTGTTTGAGCTTACTACCACTGGCTCAGATGATTCTGATTTTGTATAAATAGTTAAACCAGGTAGATTGGAATCTTCTAATGGATATACTCTGCTCTGGAATACATTAGATCCTGTTGTTGTTAGGCCAGTTAAAACTGTTCCAACTTGTTCTCTTATCTGCCTTCTTACATGATTTGCCATTATGCTTCCTCAAGTAACAATGCACTAAATCCAGTTCTATCTGCCTGGACATTTACAATTTTATAATTTTGAGCAGCTTTCAATGTATTACCATCTACATCTTTTATTGCTGCCACATTTAAGGTATCGCCAAATGAAGCACTTGGAACATCAATGCTTCTACAATATGCAATAGGTTGAGATTGTTCTACTCCTATACCTTCTTGAGTTTCAATATATTCTTCGTTGATTATAATTTTTATAGTTGTTGAAGTTCCAGATCTTGTATAAACAGCAGATACACCATGGCCAAAATCTATATCTAAATAGGCCTCCATATCTTCTTCTGTTTCTAAATTATATAAACTCATTGCTTTTCTAAAAATACCTGAACCATTCCCACATTATCTGGCTCAACTCTTACAACATGAAATGTTGTAGCTGGTGATAATGTGTTACCTTTGTTAGTTGTAATAGCATCCACTTTTAAAATATCGCTATGTGAAATAAATGGAGCATCAGATGCTTTTAGAAATGCAGTTGGTTGAAATCCATTTACATCAACAGATCCTCCACTTATACCAAGATATTCTTGATCAATAATTATATTTATATTAGTGCTGTTTCCAGAATCAATATCAAACAAACTATCAATCAATCCAAAACTATCAAACAAAGAATTTTGCACTTCAAATAATGTAGCAGATACACCATGAGCTGTTGTATCAACATAAGATGAAAAATCTGCTGCACTCTCTAAAGGCATTATTTTTTACTTCTTGTTTTTGGTTTTGGTTTATCTGATTTTTCCAGGCCAACAGATCTATTGGTTTCTTTTTTAGGAGATCCTTTATACTCCTCTGCTTTTTTGTAGCTTATTAAAGAGATGGCTTCATCTGAGCTAACCTCAATAATATCACCAGCTGAAACCTTCTCTTTGTTAGCAACTGTATCTGACAAAATAATAACTTTCATATTTTTCTCCAAAAAAGGGGGCATTTCACCCCCAAAGTTTTTAGTAGTTAAAACCACTTAACACCATTGTTAAGAAGCTGCACAGAATGATACTGCGTGTCTAACTGCGACATCTACTGATTGCAGAGCAACAATTCTGATTGTTCCAGAAGTGCTGTTTGTAAATGGATCTACGACAATATCTAAAGATCCAAACATACCAATAAGTAAATCATCAAAGTTACCAAAGACATAATTGTTAGCAGTCAACTGAGGAGAAACAATAGCTTTATAGCCATTGATCTCATCATTAACAGCAACAAACTGAGCAGTATTAGTAGCTTTCTCAGTTGTCTTTAATGTTCCATAGTTTGTTGGATGGATTATGTATGCAAGATCACCCATAAGAGCATTATCTACTCTTACAGAAGTTTCCATGCTTACCATCTCAGCAAAAGTTGGAGCAGCTGCTGATGACAATGAAACAGTGTTAATTCCAGAAGTATTAGTAATACCTGTTGGATTTCCACTAGATCCAGAACCTTCTAATGCTTTATCGTCAATGAGGATAGCCATAGATTGTGCTAAGTCATTTCTGATTAAGTTTTCAACATCTAAAGATGATTGAATTAAAAGCTGCCTAGTAACATCAGTGTGAACACCAGCTGTCTTAGGAGACATAGTTACACTTCCGATAGTCATTTCTGATTCACCAGAAGCTCCACCCTCTGAGCTTATGAAAGCAGCAGTTGATCCAGATGATTTCTTAGGTATTTTAACATCGCCAGATAAACCAGTTAGCATAGTTGCTAAAGGCATAACTGCTGAGTTATTTCTAAGAGCATCAATGAAATCACCACCTCTGAAATCTTGACCAATAAGGCCAGAATCATCAGATGCGTTCATATCTCTTTGTTGCCAACTTCTTAAAACTTCACCTGGAAGCAAGATACCTTGAGCAGTTTGCCCATATTCTCTTTGAGCAGCTTCTGAACATTCAAATTCAAATTTTGCTTCTTCCTGTGCTTTCCTATCAGTAGGATTTGCCATTGCGTTTACAGCTCTAAGAATACTAAATCTTTTAGTTTCTTTTTCTGTAAGTCCTATATCTTCTAAAGGAGTTTCTAAAGGCTTATCGTTGGAGATTGTTTCTAATAACACTCCTCTGAATTCCTCAATAGTTTTTCCCTCAGAGATTGCTTGATGCCCTAAATCTCTTTTGTTGTGTTTAGCTGCAAGATCTAGGATCTCTTTTGAATTCTTTTTGAATTCTTTTTTAGCTTCATCAACAATTTGAGATCTAACTTCTGCAACATCAATATCTTGTTTTGATTTTTCCATTTGAGTTTTCTCTAAATTAATTTGCTCAGATCGACCAACACCAACTTGTAAAGAAGCATCAGCTGGTAAACTTACGCTGCTTACTTCCATTGGCATCCAGGAAGCTCTAAAGAATCTTTTACCATCCTTTTCTTCTTCCATTCGATCTAGCTTGTTGATTTTATATCCAACAGATATATTCATACGAATACCATCTTGAATATCCCTAAAAACTTCTTCAGCAAGAGCAGATCTTCCAAATCTTACTAAGGCCACAGTCCTTTTGGCCTTCTGATCAAGTTCAAATCTCTCAATAACACCTACTTGAGATGTCATATCATGATCTTTTAAAAATGGAGCAGTACCAGATTGCATAAATGACATATCTATTTCATCTGGAGAATGTCCTAGAATTTCCATTCCAAAACTTCTTTCAACTGGCGATTCGCTAGAAACTCCAACTCTAACAGTTCGCTTTTCTTCGTCAATGTAAGATCTATCATCCAGAGATAAAGTTCTAAATCTAACAGTATCATCAAATGATCTATCATCTTTATCTTTATCTTCCTTATCTTCATCTTCATCAACATGATATGGTCTTTCTTCCATTTCATCCTTTTCTGGATCATTTGGTCTTTCCTCCATATCATCTTCTGCATCCTCCTCTTTGTGATGTTTTGCAAACTCAATGATTACACTTTCGTCTGTTTCATCAACATTGAGGATATGCCTATTGCTTATTTCATCCATAGCTTTTTCCTCTTTGCTTGATAAAGGATGTGATTCAGGAAGCAGATCTAAATCATGCTTCCCACCTTGAAACCTACCATTGCGTAAAGCAAACAAAAATGAATTCACTCTTGCATATGCCCATTGCTCTGGAGATCCCACATTTGGCCTTACTGATGCTGGATTAGTTTTGTAAGCTCCAATCCCTCTTTCAAATACTGCCAATAGTGTTCTGTATGTTGTTCTTTTTGATGCCACATTACCAACATCTTCATTGTGATCATCTGCTTTTTTTCTTAATGCCTTTTCTACATTATCGGAAACTTGTCTATCTTGTTGAGCCTGGGATGCAGATCCATATTCTTTTCCTTCAACATATTTTATTGCTTCTAATACAACATCTTTCATTCTTTGTTCACCTAAGTTTCCAATCACTCCCCATTTCATCTGGGCAACTACTCCAGCAATATTTGATGGCCTTCCAGCTTTTGATCCATCTTTAAATTGAGATCCATCTCCAAAATGTCTAGCTGCCCAGGCTTCTCTCTCTTTTATCCAATCAATTACACCTTTTGTTTCTTGACCATCTCTGGCTTTAGTCCAAAGATTAAATGCTTCATTACCTCTGATGTTTCCACCAGCTTTATAAATATCTGGATCATTCTCTTTTACACCAGCTATGAAGTTGTAATCAAATTGAGGATAGTTTGAGTTTCTTAGTGAAATTTTTTTATCCTCACCTTTAGTTGGAAAATCAGTAGCCATATACAACTCCTAGATTCATAGATTGATGATAGCCTTGCCCACCAGATAGACTATCCCCACGAAATAAATCGTTGCCCTTCGCCCTAATCATCATCAGATTCACCACCTTGAATATTTGCTTCAACAGGAAACTTAGAACCAAATGGTTGAAATGCTGTTTCAATACCATATTGTTCTGCAAGTTCTTTTTCTTTTGAATGTTGCTCAAATAGTTCTTCTGTATCTCTGCCATATGCAGCTGAAATATCAGAATAAGTAACAGTTCCATTTTGTAAACCTAAAATATGGGATTGCATTTCTTTTAATGGATCTATCCAACTAAAAGATCTTGGAATGTAGTTTACTTGATCTGCAAATTTATCAAATTTAGCGATTGGTAAATTTAATGCTCCAGAGCTGATGGCCATTTCTAACCATCTTTTAAATATAGGATCTATAAAATGATCTATGCAAAACTGTTGATACAGTGCAAACATAGATCTATCTTCTAAAGCTCCCTGTCTAATACTGGAATAATTAACACTTGTTAAATCATTTGTTAGTGCGTGATAAGAAATATTTAAACCAGAAGCAACAGATCTTAAAACTGATTTTGTAAAAGATTCAAATGCAGTTGTAGGATGTCCTGGATCAAATACTTTAAAATCAAAACCCTCTGGAAGCTGCTCAAATGTTCCAGCACTTGCATTAGATACTGGAGCAAAAGTATCTTCTTGAGGATTATCGCCCACATACTCACTTCCAGATGGAGTTGTAAAGAACCCCATCTTAGATGCACCAACTCTAGCAGCAACAATTTCAGCTTCCATATATGCTGAATATTGTTTCATGTTGGCCATGACTGGAGCTATAAATGATACTCCTCTAGTCTGCTCTGCTCGTTGTGGTAGATAAGCATGGATTATTTCATCAGCTGATACTCTTATATGAGATCTATCAGTTCTATAACCATTGTCATAAGGATGATTTTTAAAAAGATGATAGGCTACTGGTTTATCAAATTGATCAACTTCAACACCCATTTTTATTCTGTTACCATTCTTGGCTTCAACATTCATAGATTCATCTAAATGATCTGCTTCTAAAAATTGGATCTGAAATCCGTATGGAGATCTATTGGTTTTAAAATGTCTAATTAAAACTTCACCATCTCTGGCCAGAGTTTCAATAAATAATTTTTGACAATCTAAAAAACTTAATCTGCCATTTGGAGTAGGAGATCCCATTGATCCCCATTTTCTCCATTCTCTTTCAATAATATTATTTGCACCTCTATCTAGAGATCCATCTTCATTTCTGGCCTTGGATGATATTCTGATACCATGCCTTCCAATAACATTACTTACCATAAGATTTAGATACCTAGCTATAAAAGCATCATTTCTGGATAGTTCTCTTGCTCTGTCTCTCAATAATCTAAGATTATCTTTAATCTCAGCATCAGCTGATAAGCTGCTTACCAGAAAATCAGCAAACAATCTGCCAGTGTTTGCACCTTGATAAGATCTATAAAACCTTTTTTTTGCTTTTGGTTTTTCAGATCTTTTGAATATATCGTTATACCAGGCCATTATGAATAATCAGTTGGATTAATAGTTTTTTGATTACCAAATAAAACTCTGATTTGGTTGCCAGATGCTCTGCCATTTTTAATTCTGTGCATCTTGAGTTCATTTTGATATTCAGTTTTGTAATAATTTCTAAATGCCAGGAGATCATTGATACTCATTCTACTAAGTGATCTACCAGCAATACTCATTGAGCTTTGATCCATTGAAGCTCTGTTTTCAATTACAGCTTCTATAGCATCTAATACTTTTTTTGCATGAGTTCTAACTGATGCAGATGTTGTCGCATAGTTATCTTGAAATTCTATGAATCCTTCACCAACTTTAATTCTGTTGCTATTAGAATTTTTTGTAATGTTTACAACATAGTTATATTGGCCTTTTGTATATCCAGCTGTGGTAGTAGATGCTACTTCTACTTTGTAATCATCTCCATCAGCAGCAGCTGTAATTGTTATATTTGATGGAGTGCTACCATCTACCAGATTAAATTCATAAGTAAGAGTATGTGTTGAATTAGAATAGTCAGATCCTAAATCTGTATTCTTCCATGCCCAAAAATCTCCTAGCTTTAATTCAGTAGGAATAGAAGTAGGATAATTAGCCGAATCAAATAAATTTGCCAAGTAAGATCTCCATAGATTATTACCTCAACATTATTACCCAATTTGTTCATGTCAATGAAATTACCCTTTATTCATGGCATTTATGAGACTTGTGTTTTTTTTAAAATAAAACACAAGATATGGTATTTTGTCAGCTGTCGTTTTTTCTCTCCAGGAATGGCCAGAAGATCTGTAATATAAATATGAGTGATAATCTAAAAACCTACTTTTTCCAATCTGTTGCAAAGTTTCCAGGCCTTCTTGCTGTATTTCTTCTAACTGTTTTTTGAGGTTTTGGATCTTCAAGCATCTTTGCTTCTATAACATCAAAGTTTGGATTCAAAATATAGATAGCTGCAAAGTTATAAACCAAGCAGTCCAGAGCTTCATTATCTGGTCTTATTTGTTTCCATACTAATGTTTTTCTTCCTCTTACAAATTTTGTAATTCTTTTTTCTGCGGTGAGTTGTTTGAAATATTCTTCATCTAAATGATGTGCAAAATGCAAAATGTTTTTTTCTTGCGGAGCTGACAATCTTGCAAATATATTTTCTTTAGCTGTATCAGTTCCAATACCATAAAGAACAGTTCTGTTCTTACCTACAAATGTTGGCTTGTTTACTATTGGTTTTCCTGGAACAGATAAACCTTTAATTGAAAAGATCCTTCTGCCTTGTCTTGGCCTGGTGAATTCATACACAGCATTTGTATGATGGCCACCAGAATCAAAAGTTGCACATGATATTCCTATAGATCTTTTATCCTCTGTTTTAAATATCGTTTTAAGAAATTGATCAACCTCACTCCAGATGTTGTAAGTATTTGGATCTCCCCAGAATATCTTATGCTCTAAAACAAAACATTCAAACCCTTTTGCCCATCCGCAAATTGTCATTTCTATTCTGTCTTTTTGTAAATCTGATGCAGCTGTCATAACTAAAACTTCACTAGGTATATGCTGCAAATCAAAATTTAATCTTTTTTGTAGCAGCTTCTCATGTTCCACTGAATCAGATTGATCTTCCCAGCTTTCACCTAATGCCAGATTTACAAAACTTTTTAACATCTCTGGATTGTTTTTAGATTCTAAAAATGTTGCTGCCATTCCTTGCCAGGTTGAAAAGACTGAATACAACTCTGATATATGGAAACCAGCAATGTTGCTTGTAGGTTTTGTAGATCTCCATTCACCATTTTTAATCATCCAGGTTTTCTTTGATTCACTAATTAAAGATCCACATTCTTTACAAGCATACTTAGCTGTTTCTGGTTTCCCTTCATCCCAAATAACATTCTTCCAGATTAATCTTTGTTTATGATCACATTCTGGACATGGAACAAAATAATATCTTTGATCACTTTCCTCAAATGCAGATTCAATCATTGATAGGCCTTTAGTTGTTGGAGTGCTGCATAAATATATTTTTCTATTTGCAAATGTTTTTGTCCTGGCTATGGCCAGAGATATTGGAGATCCTTCTTTTGTTGATAGCTCATATCTATCTACTTCGTCTAACAATAAAACTCTGATTGCTCTGCTGCTAAGTCCAGATGTTGAGTTAGATCCAACAATAGATATAGATCCTCCTGGATA